CTATATACGATTGATTGCGTCAATCAGTTCCTCGATTTCAAAATGAGTATATACGACCTCTGTGACACTCTGTCCTTTGTGACCGACAATTTTCTTGATGACCTTGTCGGATACTCCGGCGACGGTCAGCATCGAAATACATGTGTGACGTGTGTCATGAGGTCGGTGTTCCATACCGAGAGGAGCAACCAACGGTGTCCAGTAACTATCATAATAATTCCGGTATTTGAAATGTTTGCCGTCCGGAGTAGAGAGCAGATATTCGCAGTCGTTGAGGTTGTACCAGTATTCAAAAAATGGATATATCTTTTCGGCAATCGGAGCGGTGCGGATGCCTGCCTCCGTCTTTGATTCCACGATTTTGAAATATCTTTCCTCAAGGTTCACGTTTTCCTTTTTCAAATCCAACATCTCACCGATTCGGCATCCGGAATATATCAGCATGAGGATGACGGTATAATACACATTCGTGTCTTTGACATCCCACAATCTTTTCACCTCTGCCTTTGAGAAAGGCTCTCGGTTGTATGCGTTCGGATTGCCTGCGTTCTTGATGTTCAGATACTCCACGAGATTCCGTTCTTTCGGAATGATTTCGTGAATCACTGCGTATTTATACATCAGACCGAGCAGGATTTTGAGTTTCCGGAGTGTTGGATAATTCTTGCCGGATTCATCGACAATCATTTGCAGGTGGTCGAGTTTCACGTCAACGAACCGCATCCGTGCAATTTTATCACAGAGGAGATATGCTGCTTTATATCCCTTGACGTTGGAATCACTGACGGTCGGAAAGTGTTCCGAACTCCATCTCTCATATACATCCTCGAAAGTGACCTTTGCAGCGTTCACATCATACGGATTTGCGTTGAACTCTGCGAGGGCAGTCAATGCCTCTTTGCGTGTCGGGTAGTATCCGACTGTTATATATAACTGTTTGGTCTTGCCTGTTTCGGGGTCGATTTCCCATCCTTTTGTCTTTTTGGCAACATAAGGATTCCGGCGATTTCCGGACAATTTATAGACCGACCCGAATCCGTTCGGGAGTTTCATAAAATCACCATCCTAAAAAAGAGTATAAAAAATAAAACCAGTGCAAAAAGCACGGTTTTATGGTAGAATGATGATTGCAGAGACATTCTATTTTGTGCTTTTTGCAGGAGCATGAAATAAATGTTTTCGGAGCGATTACCGTTGCAGCGGTGGTCGCTCTTTTTTTGTCCAAAAATCACATCGTTTACACTTTCCTCATGGAGAGGAGGTGAGGACGATGAAGATTTTGACATGGGAGGCGAGAACCGAAAAGGGTCTCACCTTGATGGAGTTGGCAAAGAAATCCGGTCTCGGAAAATCTACGCTCAACAACATCGAAAACGGAAAGGTGTCTCCGACATTATTTCAACTCGAAATGATTGCCATTGCACTGGATGTCAAAATCACCGACCTGTTTGAATCCGAATACAAATAATGTTATTGTACCACGAAAGTGGATGCCATCGGCAGCAAGTGAAAATATTTCCATAATCATGGAAATGCACCGTGAAATTTCCACAATCATGGAAATCGGTGGTATAATCGGATTCGGAAAGGGGTGATTTCCGCATGAAGTACAAAGAGACTATCATTGAGTTAGTCGGAAAGATACGCAGCGAAAAGACCCTCAAGAGGATATACAAATTCGTTTTGTATCTTTACACCCACGAGACTGGCGGTTGATAAGACCGTCAGTCTTTTTTTAATTCCTTGTAGTATTTGAGAGCATCTGTTTCTGAAAGAATACCTCGACCGAGTAAATAGCCGACAAGACTGCACATCTTTTCTCGTTGCTCGTCGTCGTTCATAAGTTCAAAAAGTTCGAGCAGTGTTATTTCACGAGGATTCAACATATACAATTCTGTCGCCTTTTTCAATTCGAGCCACCTCTCAAAGAAATATAGTAATTGATAAGGCTGTCAAGACATTCAATATCAGTATCAGATGCGTACAATAAAGTTTTAATCATGTTTTTTCGGACTTCATTTTCGCTCACCATGATGCGGTCAATTCTTTCCATGAAATCATCGTCACTCTCGACGAACATCTCACCCTCACCAGTGGTCAACCAAATATAATCAGCACCGAACTCTCGACAAATGGATTTTGTCATGTGTTCAGAGAGAGACCTGCGACCGTTTTCAATATCGGATATAGTTGACTTGCCGACACCTATTCTCTGACCAAATTTTTCAAGAGTAAGAGACAAAGATTTTCTCAACTCTTTCACACGTTCACCCTGCGTCATTGTTTCACCTCCGTTCTTTATTTGATTCAACAATAACACTGGAAAGAAAAAAAATCAATAAAAAGTTCGCAAAAAGGAAAAAATGTGTTGACAAAGTTCTGAAATAGGAATATGATGTACGCAGAAAGGAAAAAACAGGAGGGATTGAGATGGAATATCAAGAGTTTGTGATGACGATGCAGATGGCAGGTGCAACTCTTTCAAATGAACAGATTTCCGAACTGGCAGCAGAGGCACATGAAAAATTCGGAATTGACAAAGATGCTTTTATGTTGTTGCTGTTGAGCGGTCGGGAAGATTTCAGAAATTGGATATATGAACAGGCAAGCGAGAAATTAAAAAAAGACTTGCGGTCTGAATACATACAGACCGCAAAAAACGTCTACGGTGAACAGTTGAGAGATAGAAGATTCAGACGAGGGATTTCTGAAAATACTCAAGAAACCACTCATATTCACCCTTGACACAATCTGCCGTCTGCTGTCGACGGTGTTCCGGTTTCTCGGACATGATTTCGGATTCATAGTTGTGAGAAACGGAAACGGTTGCAGCAGCAACGGCAAGGTCGTGAATAATTTGAGACTTGTCCATGTTTTTCACCTCCTGTCAGTCGGAAATGGTTGCACATTCATTATATGACAGGAGGGGCAACAGGACAAGCAGAACAGGAGGAATCAAGATGTTGAAAGAAAAAATGTTGAGATATAAAGTGATGGAATTTCATCGGGAACTTGTGAGGAATGGTCAGTACATAGCAGCGAGAAAAGTGCTGTCGTTCTTGAGAGATGGGCGAATTGCTTTAGGGTTGGGTGATGTCGACTGGTATCTCGAAACAAGTCTTGAAAAACTGGGATGCAAAATTGCATATATAGGCAGACATTACACAGCACACGCATATCTGAAAACAGCATAGAGCCGAAACGGAGGAAAAAACCTCCGTCAGCGTCCGGATGGCGACCGACGCTCTGACGATGGCAAGCCGAAAGACATCATCGGGATACCGTGTGAAACATGGCAGCGGTCTCACCTGCTAGAAAGTGAGTGGATGGATGACAGGTTTTCAGTGATTTTTTAAGGCGAAAAGTCACAACACGGTATACATACGCCGGAACAGAGGTGAGGTCGTGAACAGACCGAGAGAACCACCAAAAGAGGAGGAAAGAGCATGGAAATCGGGAGAATATTGACAGCAGAGGCAGCAGCAATCCTCAATGTGTCACCGCAGTTCGTCCGGATTGCGATGCAGCAGGGAAAACTCCCAATCGGCACGGCGATTCAGATGTCGTCGATTTGGACATATCACATTTCGGAGAAGTTGCTCGCAGACTATTCCGGAAAAGACATAGAGAAAGAACTCGAAAGAATCAGAAGAAAGTGAGGCGACCGGAAAATGGAGAGTAGGGCGTGTTATGGATACTATGGCGAGGGGCATGGATGCACCGGAGAGATGCAACCTAAAAAGATACATAAAAGCGGATGGAGATTCATGACATTCTTTTTCGAGGTAAAAGGAAAAGGGTTCTCACATGTGGAAATAAAAGCCTGCGACTATGCTCATGCAATGAAACAACTCAAAGCATGGGCGAAAAGAGACGGTTTTGAAATTGTGGGCGATAAAAAAGGATTTGAGAATCAAAGAAATTATTGAGAAATAGTCGAAACGGATGCAGGTCATCCGTCTGCGTGAGACTGACCGCCACGCACTGACGAGACAGGTCATGAGAGGAGGAAACCACATGTCAAAGGATGAAAGAAAACAGATGATTGAGGAAATGGCAGAGAAGTTCACCGGACTGGAAGAAAACGACAAGTCTTTCATTGTCGGATATATGACAGGAAAACAGGAGGAGCGTCAGAGATGGGAACAGAGACAGGATGCAGTTGCGACAGCGTAATGGCAGCAGGTAAAGACAACGCCCTGTCAGCGATGGCAGGGCAGCAGGGAACAAGAGGCGAGAGCCTTTGAAAATAGAATATGCAGGGCATGAAAATCGGGAGGCGTGGTTGCAGCCATACCTCCCAAAAAAAGAGCAAAGAAAAAGGGAATCGGTTGCAGCCGATTCCCAAGTATCAAAGACGTATCAGTCAGTGATTAAACCTATAAATATTATATCAAACACTGGCTCATACGTCAACAAAAAACGAGGGAAAGTCCGCAGAAATCAAGGGTTTTTCATGGTTTTTTCGACCTTGTAATAGATAGTAACAAGTCAACGAAAAACTATCCGGATAAATGTGGACAGGCATGAAAGGACGTATGTGGTAGGTGGATAAAAGCAAGAAGAAAAAGAGGGGGATGACGTTCATCCCTTATGACTACGAGGCAGCATTCAACAAGAGCATCAATGACCTGCACGAGTATTTCGTGGAACAGATGCTCAAGAACAGATTCAAGTGCGTGTATGCCTTGAAAGAGATTCGTGCAGGTGAGCAGTTCGAGGTGGAAATATATCCGGAGTTCAAAAAGATGGATGATGTTCCGGTGGAGGGCAGAATCAAAAGAGACAACTCCAAAGCACAAAAGAACCTCAATGACAAGAACGCTCGCAAATATGTGGAACGCCTGCTAAATGAGAATTTCGGTGATTCTGACATTTGGGTCACATTGACATACGGAGCAGGGAAAGAACCGCAGGACATGAATGAGGCGGTCAAGAACATGCAGAACTACATCCGGAGGGTGAACTATCAGAGGAAAAAGAGGGAACTGCCTCCGGCAAAATACATATACATCACGGAATGGTCTCCGGATTCGGAAATCCGATGGCATCATCATCTCGTGATGGATGGACTGCTTGACATGGACACGGTTGAATCCACATGGAAAAAGGGTCGCAGGAATGAAACAAGGCGACTGGACAAGGATGAACATGGTCTCACAGGATTGTCGAACTACATCACCAAAGAAAAGGACAGAAAGAAAGGGGAAAAGAGATGGAACTCCTCGCAGAATCTCAAACAGCCTCGCATCCGGAAAGTCCATTCAAAGAGACCACTGGCATCCTCCGGAACGTACAAGCCTATCGGGAAGTATGTGGACGGATTTGTCAGAGATGCAGAGACAATCAGAGAACAGATGCTCAAATGGTATCCGGAATATGATTTCACGGATTCCGGTGTTTATTATAACGATTTCAATGGGATGTTCTACATCCGAGCGAGAATGAGGAAACGGAGGAACAAAGATGACACGAAAACAGGCAAGACGACACAACCGAATCGGCATGAGAATCCTCATGACACTGGCGGTCGTCTTAATGGTTCACATGGTAGTGACAACGGTAAGAGGAGAGCAGAGAAAACAGGAGGCAGAGGAGAGACAGCGACAGGAAATCATTGACAGGATTCAGAACGCAGAGAGCCTCGATGATATTTGTGCAGGTGTAGCAGTCATTTTCAACGACATCGCAAAGGATGCGGTGGCAGCAGGCAGCACAGAGGAGATTCCGGATGTGTTTTCGTCCATGTCAATGGACTATGGTGGCGAGGAGGAGGGTTTCGTCTATTACGAAATACCGGAGGAATATCAGAAAACCGGAGGCTATCTCCCGAAAGAGGTGCAGATATATACATACTGCCTCTGCAAGCAGGAGGGCGTGAGATATGCACTAATTCTCGCAATGATAGAACATGAATCCGGATACAAATACGACAGCATCGGCGATGATGGAGAGAGTTTCGGATACATGCAAATCATGCAGAAATTCCACGAGGACAGGATGAAAGAAATCGGGTCGGGCGACCTGCTCAATCCGTATCAGAACATTCGTCTCGGTGTGGACATCATGAAAGAACTGATTGACAAATACGGCACGATTCAAGATGCCCTTGCAGTCTACAACTACGGAGCGACCGGAGCAAAGGAACATCTGTGGAGCAATGGAATATATGTCTATGACTACAACGAGAGCATCATGAACCGGATGAAAGAGATTGAGGAGGAACTGGGGCAATGAGTTTCGACTGGCAGCAGGCATCAAAGGAAAAATATTTCCGGATAGCAGAGGAAAAGATTGAGGCAGCAGGATTCGGAGATTTTCTCCATATCGACCGGACAACGTTCGGGATGGTAGCAGGAAAGACGGTCAAGGTCTACGTGGAAAAGGTTCATCGAATCGGAAATGTGAGACAGTGGCAGCAGGCGAGAAAGGCATTTCCGGAACTCAAGGAATGCACACCGCCTCGCAATTCCTACGGCAAGAAAGAAAAGCCAATTTTCCTGCATGGATATTTTGAAATCGAGATGGAGGCAGGAGAATGATTCGGAGGTTTTTATGGATGTTTATGGTGAAAGATTGCGGAATCGGATACGGAAAAATATGTTTATTCTGCGAATATTATCGCAGATGCAGAGAGGAGGGAATCTGAATGAATTTGAAATATGCAATGAGGAGCGAGGACACGGAACAGATTGCGGTCATCCAGTGGGCGATGTATCAGATGAATGTCTATCCGGAATTGAAATGGTTGCATCATTGCCCGAATGGTGGCAGCAGGAATCGAAACGAGGCGGTGAAACTCAAACAGATGGGTGTCAAGGCAGGAGTGAGTGACCTCTGCTTGCCGTATCCGAAAGGAATCTATTGCGGACTATACATCGAGATGAAGTTCGGAGACAACAGGCAGCAGGCATCACAGAAAGAGTTCCTCAAAGACATGACAGAGGCAGGTCATTTCGTGGCGACCTGCTACTCCGCAGAGGAGGCAATCGAAGTCATCAAAGAATATCTCAATCTAAAAAAAGCGGATTTCGGAGATGAATATGCGACCTTTTTGAAAACATTCGGGTGTAAGCCGGAAGAAATTGGATTGCAGATGACCATACCGAACAACAGCATCTTGAAAGGCGGTGAGGTGAAATGATGACGAAGTGGCAGCGGATTGAAAAGCAAAGAAAGGACACGACACGATTCCTCAAAAAGTGCGAGGTAGCAGTCCGACAGAGCAAATTCGGATTCAAGCCTCCGGTCGTGAATGGAGTTGGTCAGTGTTCCGGATGCTACAATCCGGACGACGGAGAGATGGAACAGCAGTGCAGAGAATGCACACTCAACGAGTATTTCATCGAGGAGGTGAGGATGTGAAAACAGCAATCATCATCGCAGTGGCAGCAGGCATCATGTTTCTGATAGTGGCATACAAGGTCGGAAAAGAGATGTGTCAGTACAGAACATGCAGCAGCAGTCAAGGACATCGCAGAGGGTGAGGTGAGACAAGTGAAAGAATTTGACAGACTTGAGGCGATTTTCATGACAGGAATCACAATCATTCTCTGCATCGCAATGGCAGCAGGTAACAGATAACAGGGCAAAGATAACAGGAGGAAACAAAAAATGAGAATTATCGCAGTAATGTCGCCGAAAGGCGGTATCGGTAAGACAACGACATCGGATTCCATTGCCTACATACTGGGCGAGGAGTTCGGAAAGAGAGTTTTGATTCTTGAGGGAGACCAACAGGGAGACACATCCGAGACATTTGGATGCTATGAACCGGAGGGAATCGGAATGAGTGAACTCATTGAGAAACATGTGAGTGTGGGAGGACGATTCCGGACAACGGACACCATCAAGGCGACAAGATACCCACACATCGACATCATTCCGGCGAACGGATACCTCATGCAGACAGACATGAATCTGCTCATGAAGTCAGCAGAAAATCAGATTTTCCGTCTGCGTGATGCACTGGCAGAGGTTGCGGACGCATACGATTATTGCATTTGTGACTGTGGACGATTGTTCGACATGGTGGTGGTCAACATCCTCATGGCTGCGGAAATGGTCATCGTTCCGGTAAAGGTCGGAGGATACGAAATCAGAGCAATCACAAACCTGTCGGAGCAGATTGAGGATTTGAGGCAAATCAATCCGGAACTCCGAATCAAGGCGATTCTGACCATGAGACAGAAAAACAAAACATCACTGGATTTTGAGGACTGGCTCAAGAACTCCTCCGGATTCGACACATTTGTCACTCCAGTGAGACGTTCCGTGATTGCAGAGAGAGCGACCATTGAGATGCGTCCACTGCCGGAGTTTTCGCCGAGGAGCATCGCATCGCAGGACTATCGAAACATTGTTCACGAACTTTTGAAAGAGATGGAGGTGCGGTGAGATGGGAAAACGAAAAATCACATGCAATAACACATCATGCAAGCACCACATGACCGGAGGGGGATGCGACACCTGCATCACACTCAATTCATCCGGAAAGTGTGGGTCGTTTGAAAAAGGATTTGTATATTATTTTCATATCGTTTGGGATGCACTGGGAAACAAGAATTTTATTGATGCAATAGAATTGCAGCAAAATCCGGACTTGAGAATCGGTCTGTATTATGTGATGGAATGCTATGGGTTAGGATTCTCTGAAATGGAATGGGGAACATGCAGAATGTTGATGCTCAAGGATGGAGAAAAGGGAGCAGGCTTGAAGTACGAGCAGATTATTGAAAGAGAAATGAACACGGAAAAGTTCAAAAAACATTTGAATGATTTCAACAATGGAATCATGCCAAACCAAAAAAGGCAGCAGGAGACAGTGGAACAACCTGCAGAAAAGGAAGAAAAGCCGGACAGAGATTTCGGATGGGTGTCACCTGCAGGCGAGTTCACAGAATCTCCGTTCGGAACACACGAGGAATCCGCAGAACAAATCGTTGAGGAAAAAGGCTTTGTAGATGAATACTGGGAGTGGAGGGATTCAAACAAAGACATCACGGAAAACAGGTTGATGCGAGATTTCTTGTCAGAGGTCAAAGGGTATTGTCTGATTCACAATCCTTTCGGAGATGGTGGGTACATAGTGACAAACACAAAGAATCTGACGAAGAAACAGAAAGAATTTTTGTATGAGTATTTCATAGACAAAGGCGACAGATTCAAAGCAGAACAATTCATTGAGGAGGATTGAGAAGATGGCAACAGGATTCAGCGTCATGGACGCATTAAATAAACAGACAAAGGCAGGAATCGACGACACGACACCGAGAGCGAAGTTCCGGACGAAAGACCTGTCGATTTTTAAGATTTACGCAAACGAGGGCAATTTCTATCCGCAGGAGGATATTGAACAGAAAGCAGGAGAGATTCTTGCTATCGTGTTATCCCGCATTTTATCTGGCACCAAACCATGCCACACTCCACCAAATTAA